ATGCCAGATACCGAGCTCAATCTCACACTGCCATCCGACCTGCACTACGTCGATGACACCCAGCCCGGTATTTCCCGCAAGAAACTGCGCGGCAAGTTCAGTTATTTCGAGCCGTCAGGCCAACGGATTACCGATCCCGACGAAATCAAACGCATCAACGCCCTCGCCGTGCCCCCGGCTTACACCAACGTCTGGATCTGCGCCGATCCGCGCGGCCATCTGCAGGCCACCGGGATTGATGCTCGTGGTCGCAAGCAATATCGCTATCACCCGCGCTGGCGCGAAGTGCGCGATGCCGACAAGTATTCACGCTTGCGGGAATTTGGTCTGGCCTTGCCGAAGTTGCGCAAGCAGCTCGAAGCGTTGATCGCCGCGCCGGGTTTCAGCCGTGACAAAGTCATGGCCACCGTGATTACGTTACTCGACGCCACGCTGATCCGCGTCGGCAACACACAATACGCGCGAGACAATCGCTCCTACGGTCTGACCACCCTGCGCAGCCGCCACGTCGAGGTCAACGGCAGCGCGATCCTCTTCCAGTTTCGCGGCAAAAGCGGCGTGGAACACCAGATCACCGTCAAGGACCGTCGGCTCGCGCGCATCATCAAACGCTGCCTCGAACTGCCCGGTCAGAACCTGTTTCAATATCTGGATGAGCACGGCGAGCGGCACACCGTCAGCTCGTCCGACGTCAACAGCTATCTGCAAACCCTCACTGGCGCTGAATTCACGGCCAAGGACTACCGCACTTGGGCCGGCAGTGCCTTGGCGCTGTCGGTGCTGCGCGAACTGACCCACGAGACCGAAACCGAGGCCAAGCGGCATGTGGTGGAAATGGTCAAAGGGGTGGCCAAGCAATTGGGCAACACGCCTGCCGTGTGTCGCAAGTGCTATATCCACCCGGCCGTGGTGGAAAACTTCATGCTCGGCGCCCTCGCCGAATTGCCGCGTCCGCGCGTACGCAAAGGCCTGCGTCCCGAGGAAGTGGCGTTGGCGATGTTCCTTGAGCGCATGAGTGAAGTGACAGACGCACCTTGATCCGTGCGGCGACGTCCTCTAGGCTAGCCACCTTTCCCTCCCTCTGGATGACCGCAGAAGTGAACAACGCAACCTTCTAAAAATGCCTTCGCGACACGCCGTGCTCGGCGCTTGTCAGTTTTTACGACATTTTTTGGAGGTGCCGATGACTCACGTCTCGCGTACGCCCGCTCTCGTTTCTCTAAATCAATCGAGTTTTCAATTCGCCAATGGCGAGACGATTTTCGATGAGCTGAATCTCACGTTCGACCATCAACCGACCGCAATCGTCGGGCGCAATGGCGTCGGCAAAAGTGTGCTTGCGCGGTTGATCGCCGGGCAATTGCAGCCCACTGCAGGCAACGTCATACGCTACGCCACCGTGCATTACGTTGCGCAATCATCCGGAGCCACAGCCGGGCAAACCGTTGCCGAGGCGACGGGCACCGCTACAGTGCTCGCAGCACTGGAAAGAGTGGATCAGGGCGGCGCCCTGGCCGAAGATTTCGACCTTATCGGCGAGCGCTGGGACCTAGCGGAGCGCTTGCGTCAGCGTCTCGATGAGGCGGACCTCCGCGACATCATTGCAACTGATTTGACGGACAACCTCAGCGGCGGCCAGCAAGCCAGAATCGCCGTGATCGGTGCGCTGTTGAGTGATGCGCAATTGTTGCTGCTGGATGAGCCGACCAATCACCTCGACAGCACGGGGCGAGAATGGCTGATGAACAGGCTGGAACAATGGCGCGGCGGCTTGATTGTCGTCAGCCATGACCGCCAATTGCTGGAGCAGATGCGGCGCATCGTCGAACTCACGCCCTCGGGTGCAACCGTCTTCAGCGGCCGTTATTCACAATTCGTTGAGCAGCGTCAGATCCACCAGGTTGCTGCTCAGGCTCAGCTCGATCAGGTGCGAAGTGAACGCCAACGGGAGCGAACACGGCTGCAACGTGAGCACGACACCATCCAGCGTCACGCGGCGGGCAGTCGACGCGATGCGCAAACCGCGAACGTTGCCGGCTTTGAACGAGCGGCCATGAAAGCCGCAGCGAAGGAGATCATGGGGCAGGTAAAAGCTGCCCAGCAAACGCGCAAATCCGGTCTGGATGCGCGCGTCCGTGAAGCTTACGCCAACGTTTTGCCGGAGGATGACGTGCTGATCAACCTGCCGGGAAGTGGGGTGCCGAGTGCTCGCCAGGTCTGCACGTTGATTGATGCCCGTTTGCCCTGGTTGCCAGTCGATTCGCCGGCAGCCTGTCTGAACCTTACCGTCCATGGACCGATGCGCATTGCGGTCACCGGCCCCAATGGCTGCGGCAAATCGACATTGCTGAAAATGCTCGCCACAGAACTGGCTCCCGTGAGTGGAGAATGCGCCACTCATGTGCCGTTCGCCTTTCTCGATCAGCATCTGCGACTGCTCGATGAGCGAACTTCAATTGTCGAGCAGTTGCAGGCGCAGCAAACGCCGTTAAACGAAGGCACCTTGCGCAGCTATCTAGCTCACCTGCAACTGGATGCGCGACGCGCGACCCAACCCTGCGCCTCGCTCAGTGGCGGTGAGCGACTGAAAGCTGCCCTCGCCCTCGCATTGTGGCGCCAGACACCGGCGCAGCTATTGCTGCTCGATGAGCCAACCAATCATCTGGATCTGCCTTCGGTGGAAGCCTTCGAACAGGCGTTGCAGACATTTCCTGGTGCAATTGTCGCGGTGTCCCACGATCAGGCGTTTCTGCGGGCATTGAATGCCAGTCATCACTTGCACTGGCAGCCACACGGCTGGCTCCTGCAACCGACGAGCTGAGCTGTCTATTTTTTGCACGATTGCTGAGGGCTTCTATAGTTGATGTGACACGAATCAGCTGCGGTGATGCCATGGAAGACATATTCGTCGTGAAGCGCTGCAAGAAAGTCATCATTCACGGTCGACGCGCCGGAGAAACCCTGCATGAACCCGCCGAGGCGATTGGCTGGTTTCGCATTTGCGACACGCGCACGAATGGTTTCATCGGCGATGGCTACGACGTCGAGCGGGATGCACTCAAAGAATGTCAGCGCCTCAACGCAGCCAGTTCCCCATCACCGGCCCGCCAGCCTTCCGGCTGATGCCGCGCTAAAGCGGGTCTATACTGAAACCAGCTGATGGAGCGGCGCCCCACGGCATCTGGCTCGCAGCTCGCGGGCTTTTTGCTGCAGCTCAGGTTTCATAGAACGGAGGTGTTCCATGTCCGAAAAAGAGTCCATCACAACCCTCCTCACCCTGCTCGACGCCCGCCAGGCGCGCCTCGCAGCCGCCTGCAAAGAGATCGCCGACTGGGTCGACCATCAAGGCGGGCATCCGACAGCCCTGCGCATCCGTGATCGTCTGAACGACATCGAGAAAGATGGACCGCTGATCCGCAATACGCTGTCGTCACTCAAGCCTGCCGATCGGCCGCTGCCGCGGTTCAGATAAGCGATTGCAGCGACACCTCGGTTTACGGAGTTTTGCCCGCGTTTCGTTCTCATGAACGCCTTCTTTCGTGCGCGGTCAAAAAACTGTACACGTCACGAAGGAGGCGTCTGATGGTCATTCATTTCAACATCGACGGACATCTGGCCTGTGGTCACAAAGGCCAACATCTCACGGCAAGTCGCGAACTCAACCGCGTCAAATGCCGCAGTTGCCGCAACACTGAAGCGTATAAACAAGCTCGTAAAGATCAACGAAATGCGGCGCGACGCACGTCCCGCCAAGGCAAAACTGCGCATAGCGCGGTGAACTGGCGCACTGAGTGGCAGCAACGCCTCACAGCGATGGCTGGCCGCCAACGCTTGCCACGGGGCTTTGCCCGCCAAGCTTACGTTTGAGTGCCAACTGACTTTATTCAAGACAAAAAAAGGGCTTGCATGAAGTTATTCATGCAAGCCCTTGCTATTCATGGTGCCCGAAGCCGGAATCGAACCGGCACGCCCTTACGAGCGGGGGATTTTAAGTCCCGAGTGAAAATCAATCAGGCCGCACCTTCTGATAGGTTTTCTGGTCCGCAATCAACCTTGAAAGGCTGCCATGCAGCCCAATGTTTCCGCATCTCTTTAAATGATTGCGGCCCGAAAAAAGGCTCTGAAATCCGCGTAAAGTTTCTTGTCTTATCGGCGACTGCAGACTCGCGGTATACCGATTCTGCATGATTCAGCCGTTTGCCTTCCTCCGGCGTTCTGCCGACAATGAATCCCCCTGCTACTCAGGTTTCGTCCACGGAGGAAACCAAAATGCCGAACTCAGATCTACTCCCTTCCCTGCTCGTAAAGATCAACGAAAACCAACTAGCCCTTGAAGCCGCCATCATGGAGCTCACCCTTTGGGTCGAGCAGCGCGGATCCGCCGATGTCGCGGAAAACGTCCGAAGCTCTCTCGCTGCGCTCGATCGAAATGAAGAGTTCATCAAAATGACTTTGGCTGTTTTGATGACGCCCGACTGACAGCTCGTCGCCTCACCCTCGCCCGGCTGCCTCGCCTCGACTACTGTACATGCATACAGCATTCGTACAGCGAACCCAGCAGCATGAATTTCGACCAAGCGAAAACCCTCCGGCTCCAGCGATGGCGCGCGACTCTCGACGATCAGGACTTCCGTATGCAAAACCCAGAGGGGCATCGGGAAACCCTTCACGAGATGGCAGTTACGCTCCGCGATGAGGGCCTGATCGACCAGCTTGAACAGTTCGACATGAACGAGATGGCAGATGCTGCGTACTGGCATGCCGTCGAGGAGTTGCAGAACTCGTCCGGACACTACCGAGGCGCCTCGACCTATGACGTCGTGCAGATCGACAACGGAAACCTGCTGGGCACTATCAGCCGCTCGATATTCAACTTCGCCAATGACGAACCGCGCGGCGCCTCCTTCGCCTACGACGGCAAGGTGTACTCCGACGCGGATGGAGTGCGGCTGACCTTGGGGCTCTCCAGAAGAATTGGACGGATTACAGGCTTGGCTCTGGAAATGAATGGTCGCCGATATCAGTTGGTAGAGACCGAGCGAATGATCGCCGGCGTAACGCATCGACCGCTTTGCGATGCAGATGTTTACCGAGCGCTTGTAGATGCAGCGCAAGTCGCGCAGGAGGAGCGGGATCTACGTGCTTTTGAAAAGGTACGACCCCATATCGAATCAGCGGCCTTCAGCATATGTCCCGACTGCCTTGATCGCTTTGATGTGCGGGAGGATTGCCCGACCTGCGCAGGGAAAGGTTTTGTTCAGAAGATCACGGCACATCCTTGAAGAAGATGTGGTGCCCGAGCTTCAGCGTCTGCTTGGCCTTCGCCGCCCAGCCCGGTGCCTTGATGCTGGTCGCGTAGTAATGCGTGGCACCACCAGTCGGGTCTGGCACCTTTCCGTCGATCACCTGGTCAGCAGCGATCCGACATTGAGCCAGTTCGCGGAACGGGATCTGCTTCACGCCGATCAGGAACTGATAGTTCGCGTCGGACTTGTTCCAGCAACTGAACTGATAGGGCTTTTGGCAAACGCCGGCGTAGCCTTCACCCCACCATGACTTTTCCTTTCCATCGAACACGCGGTTGCGGATAGTCCAGGCTACGGCAACTTGGCCAGCCGTGCCTTCGCCTCGGGCCTCGCCCCAAAGTGTGCGGGCGAGGATGTCGCGGTCTTTATCAGTCACAGGCATATATGTTCTCCAATAACGAAAGCGCCGCCTTGTATGGCGGCGCTTGGAATGATTTTTAGCAACTGCTGCTTAGTGATCGGAGTTTATTCTCCGGGCGAAAAAAAACCCGCATAAGCGGGTTTGGTTGTAACGATGGGTTAATTAGCTAACATCCTGATTCCGAGAAATTTATTTTGGGTAGAGTGCCTGAAGCGTTCAATGGGTGATTCAATCAAGATGAACATTGCCGCGCCGCACAATATCGTCAGCAGGAAAGCAATGGTCGCAAATGCCCACCCTTTCCCAATAGAAGATACCGAAAGATAGAAAAGCCAGTGAATGAGATAGATAGAGTAGCTCCATGCACCGAGATATCTTAAAGGCGCGCTCCTCATAACTGTACCGATGAGGCCATTGCCGTGAGCTAGGCCTATTATGAATAGCATCCAAAAAAAGCTCAAAAGTATGAATTTATCCATAAGCCAGCCATCGGGCGGTGTGCCTAGCAACACCATCCTCCCACCTGGACTAAGAGCTAATAATAAAATTATTACAACACACCCGATCAGCGTTGGCCATCTATCTTTTGCCAGCCTTGATCCAGGAATAATTACAGCGGCGCAGCAACCAAATATGAAGCTTGGTATGTACCAGCGAGTGTCGATACTGTTTGCCGGGGTAAACCAATACGGCCATATTAGTTGATGTATAATTATTTCCATCACGGCAATGCCCGCTGCTGCATAGGTGCCATATCTATTAGCAACCCATACAAACGAAAAAGCAAAAAACGGCAGTATTAAATAGAATTTGAATTCTACGGGAATCGTCCAAAGATGCGCATAGCCATTGCTCATTGTGGCTGCAAGCCATAAATCTGACGCAGTCAATAATCCCGCATAGCCTAGCGACCAATAAACGAATAATACCAAGATGAAAATTGGAATAATTCTTAGAAATCGACCTAGGGAATAACTGATGAGAGATGTTAAACCAAAGCCTGTTTGCATGAACCTTGACGTGAGTAAAAACGCACTCAGAACAAAAAACAGCCAAACCCCGTATTTACCCGTTCCGGAGAAATATGAAGCTATCTGCGGAAAAAAGAAGCCTGGGATGTGGGCGATTAGCACAATGAGACATGCGAATCCACGGATACCATCTGCCCCTGCAAAACGCTGCTTTTTTTCCATCTGCCCCTCCAAAATGAGCTGCATTTAAACATCTGCACACATCAAGGAAAAGCTGTATCTCTCCGATGACTAAACTATGAATTATCAAGTAATCGTAGGCCAAGCAGGGATAGTTGGCCAATCCGGAGCTTCTGGCCATCCCGGGCGCTCGGTTGTGTTGCTCAGGGCAATCAGATAGCGTTTCCACGATCGCCATCTCAAACGATCTTCATCGCTAATCTCATCGATATCTACTCCAGCCTGAAGCGGTGCGATGACCTGGCTTGTCTCCGCCAGTCGCCTCTCTAGCAAGGCGCGAGAAGAACGCTCAACGTCGATTTGCTCAACCTTCTCGATTAGCTCTAGCGGAATATCTTCAACGTAGAACTCGCCTTCCTGCAGCGGCCAGCCCTCTTCGATTCCGCGCCAACTCTTTTCTGTAATTGCATATGGCATTATCGATCCATCCCGTATCCACAAACGTCTAAAGTAAAGGTGCCAGCGCTAAGCATAATGTAAAGGATCGATTGATCTGCGGCTGTTGGGAACGCAACCATATAACGCGAACCGGAATCGAATTGAGTCATCAGCACATTGCCTGCGAACGAGTTGCTCACCCCCGCTACACCTGAAGCGGCGCTTCCTCGGATAATTGCCGTTTGAGTAGTTGGAGGAACCACCGTCGAGAGTGATACGGAGGCATAGACGTTTGAACCACCACCGCTGAGGCGGCGGAACGGTGCGGCGGCAGTGTTGGTTGAATAAAATATCAGCCCGTCAGCCACTTGGAAGATATAAATGGTTCCACTAGCACTGGAACGCAGTGCGCAAACAAAGCGCCGCGATGAATCCCCGGTTTTTGACCGGGCCGCGCCCGAAAACGGCGCAGCGGGAACGACTGCAGACAGTTCGATCGCCGGTGCTCCTGCGTTTTCGTATAGATAAAGGTAATAAAACACATCGGCGCTCAATCCCCCGATGCCCGTCAGAGTGATGGGTGATAGGACCCGCAGGACTTTGTTCGAACTCTGGATGAACGCCGCCCCGGCAGAAACGGTGATCGAGCTGCTTGAGTTCCAAGACGGGATCAACCCATCGATGTAACCAGAACCAACCCCTAAATTTCCGGCTGAAGCAGCGGATGCTGCGGCATTCTGCGCAGAAAGTGCCGCAGCATCCTTGTAACCAAGGGAGGCCTGTTCCGATTGCCCAGCATTGGTTGCAGACGTCTCGGCGGCATTCTTGTAGCCAAGCGATGCTGCCTCCGATTGCTCCGCGGCAGTGGCCGAAAGACCCGCCGCGTTTTTGTATTCCAGCGTCGCAGTTTCGGACTGACCCGCAGCTGCCGCCGATTCCCCGGCAGCATTTTTGGAAGCAAGAGCAGCGTCCGCCGACTGACTTGCCGACAGCACGCTTTCCTCCAGCCCATCCAGTGCACCGCCTACCTCTAACGAGGCCTGCCTGAGGGCATCGGCCGTGTCCTTCAAATAACCCTGCATCGGCGCGAGGGCATAAGTTCCGCCCGAAACGGTCTGGCCTTTATACGGCGGCGAGATCGAAAGCGCCGTATCGCTCGCAATGTTGGTGACCTCGTACAGCCCACTATCTGGGCCGATCCAGGCATCACCAACACGCGAGTTCGCGATGAAAGCCGTGCCGACGCCGATCACCGCATTGGAATTTTGAGCAACAGAGACCGTTCCCGATTTGTACCAGGTCATGGATGTTTCCTTATTTGTTTAGGCGGCGATTTTTGCGAAGACAGCCGGCAGGAAGAACGCGAACGGGTTGGACACCGCGACAGTCACGGCGTACAGCGTTGAGTTAGGAAAGTCCCACCAGCAATAAAGATCGCGAGGAACGGCGCTGCCTGCGGTCATGGCCATGCCAAAGTTGTTCAGCAGCATGTATTCGTTCTGCGGGAAGTTGAACGGTACCGAGTAGTAGATCCGCGTCAGCCCTTGAGGCGACGTGTCGTACTTCACGTAGTTCCAGTTCTGGAAAGCCCGGGTGAATGTCGCGTTGGGTGTGCCCGAATCAAAAAGCAACTTCCCCGCACCATCCCAGAGACGCATGCCGTACTGCGCCACCGGCTGCGCCGCGAAAGCTGCGACGAAGTAGCGCCCATTCGGTTGAGCGGTGTTTGCGTCATACGCCCGAACGTAGAAGCCGACCCAGTTCCCCGCCGACCCGATCAGCCGCATCCGGCAGAGGCCAGCGATACCGCCAACAGTGTCAGGCCGCACGAACACCAAGGGTGGTTCCTGCGAAGTCACAGGTCGAACAAAGTAGGTCGTCGATCCTAGCCCGCCCTCTTCCGTGGGAGCGAACCGGCCAGTGGAGATCACCATTAGCCTAGCGAACTCCGAATCAATGACCACGGTGTTGGTGTTATTGGTGTATTGCAGTCCAAAAGCCATCACCCCCACCTCATTACGATCAACCGCATGGTGCCAGACGACGTGAAGCTGGCGGCATAGGTGCGCGTGTGGTTGTAAACCCGCACCAAGCCGTCGAGAACTTCAGTTTCAAATTGCATTTGCGAATCTGGGTATGCGCCGATGGGAACCACGATTGCCGTCCCGTTGCCCGGCGATATACCGGGAACCGAGAAATCCTGATTCCCTTTGCTGGCCCCAAGGGCGAACGTGACCAGCGTGGAGAACAGCACCCGAATGGTGAACGAATTCTCATCGACCTGAAGGACGCCATCAGCGCCCCAGACCCTCATTCCATAAGCCATAGTTCACCCAAGATATCCAAGACGCACGCGCAGCACGTTATTGACGTCGTAGACCGAGACGTTCAACGAGTTGATCACCAGCCGCCCCTGACCGGGCACGATGCCATTGATCTCAAGCGTCCCGTCTTTGTTGAGAATCCAGCCCTGCACGCCGGCGATGTAGTTGTTCGAGCTGATGAAGTTGCCGATCTTGGCATTGGTGATGCTGCCGTCCTGTAGGAAAGCTGACCGCATGAACACCTGACCGCCCTGTACTGCAAACGGAACCGAGATCGCGCCGCCAGCAATCGTGTTGACGATCGCGAACCGATCAGCAGCCACCAGGAACTGGCTCTGGAAAACGCCGTCCACGTTCTCAATCCCCAAGCCGATGCCGGCCGCCACGTACTGACCATTGGCCGTGACCGACATCTTCACCGACCACATCGTCTTGAGGTTGCCGTCGAGATCGGCAAACGCTTCAGCCGTCTCCTGAATGGCGGATGTGTTATCTCCGACCGTGGCGGTCAGTTGCGTGATTTTGGTGGCAGTGGCTTCTTCGTTTGTGGCGACCGTCTGTTCCAGCTCAGTCAGGTGGGCCGAGTTCTCGCCCACTTCCGCATCAAGCGTTGTGACCCGCTGCGTAAGCGCGCTGTTTTGCGAGGCCCGGACCTTCACCTCTTCGGCAAAGCTGGTCGTTGCATTCCATCCACGCAAAGCATCCTGTGCGTCACCCTCTCCATCTTCGTCGCGGTAGGAGGCCCGCAGCGCTTGGAATGCCGTCGCTTGCGCAGTCACCACGCCGTCGAGATCGGTGATGCCGGCCGTGTTGGTTTGAACCTGCTGAGCCAAGCCGTTTGCCGTCTGCACTGTCTGCCCAACGTCGAGCCAGTAAGCAGGATTCGGCGGCGGCGTGTAGATTGGCACCGGGCCGGTGGCTTGATATATCCGTTTGCCCACCACCAACAGGTCGTATTCCTCGTAGGTCGCTTCCGGGTCATAACTCTTCAGCCCATCGAATGCATCGATCTGTGCTTGGAGCCCTGGGATTTTGTCGATCTCATCGAGGATGTCTTTCCCCAACTCGGTGCGACCAATCTCACCGGCGATCATTTCCAGAATCGCCGCGGCGTCGGAGCTCGACTGGCCCTGCACACCGATACCGATCGGATACCACGGCCCGATGTTGCCGATCTTGTCGACGATCCGGCCCCAGAAGTAGAACGTCACGCCAGCCCGCAGGCCGAGCATGGAGAAGTCGCTTTGCGGGTAAGCCAGGTCGGTGAGTTTGGTAGCCATGTCGAGCTGGGTGGTTTGGCTGTACCAGATTTCAGTCCTTTGGCTATCCTCCGCGCCAGCAGGGAAACCCCACTTCAGGTAGATGCCGAACAGCAGTGGCGTGGCATTCAGGTAGCTGAGCGCCGGCGGCAATCCCTGCTTGCCTTTGAGATTGGTCAGGATCGAATTGCGCCAGATCGACGTGATATCGAACGCACTCACCGCCCGCACCCGGGCCACGTAGGCGCCCGCGTAAATCCCAACGACATCGACGTTGGTCATGCCGGTGCGCTGCAGCTTGATCCAGTTGCCGCTGTCTTTGCGCCACTCGATGTCGTAGCCGACGGCGCCAGGTACGGCAGGCCAACTTATGGTCATGGTGGCCACGGCCAACCCTTGGACAACCGCCGAAGTGGATACCAGCGTTACGCTCGCCGGCGCCGGCACTACCGTGATCGGGATCACGCTGATTGGGCGCTCTTCAAGCCGAGCGCCGGTGTCGATGTAGGCGAACTTGCTTGGCTCGTATTGCAGCGCACTGATTTCGAAGTCGCCTTCGGTGGTGCGCTTGGTGCGCAGCACGCGGTACAACGGAATTGCCAAGTCATTGGCATCGAGCGCCCATTGCAATTGCGCGATCGGCGGCTCGCTGTAGTTGGTGGTGACGGTCACGTCGCGGCCGCTGACCTTCTGCACTGTGCGACCTTCCGCGCGGCCGCCCGGCAGGTTGATGATCAGGCGGTCACCGACCTTGGCTTGGGTGTCACGGTCGAGCGTCACCACGCGGCCAGACGCGGCCGAGATGCGCCCGCCAACCTCACGCCCAGCGAGCAGCGAATCCGCCACCGGAATGATGTGCCCGGGCAACGGGATCACACCCTCCATGCCGGTCTTGAACGATACGGTGCGATCCTGATTGTTGCTCAGGATCGCCCACTTGCCGCGGCGCTGGGCCTCGGATGCGCGAGTGCAACCAATGGCACTCAGTTCGGTCGGGCGATCACCGTAGCGGCGCTGCAATTCGAGGTCAGCAAAAGGGATGACGTCTGTGTCGTAGTTGTTTGCAGGGTTGTCGTAGCTGACCAGCGCACGGGTGTAACGCGTCTTCGCCGAGGCGCTGCCATACGAAAACTTCCCATCGATGACGTTCGCGCGGGTGAAGACGTAGTCGAAGTCCTGGGCGCGCGGCATGTCCGCTTGCATCACCAACTGCCCCTGCGCCCAGTAAGTCATGCCCCGATAGATGCCGGCGATATCGCGTAGCAGCGACCAGGCGTCAGCCTTGCCCTGCAGGTTCATGTCGCAAAGAAAACGCGGCTCCAGACCGCCAAGACCGTTCGGCACCATCTGATCGCAATACTGGGCGATCCGGTACAGCTCCCATTTGTCGACCATGAACGACTTGATGCGCTTGCCCAGGCCGAACATGTCGTTGGTGCAAATGCCGTAAGTGATCCACGCCGGATTGTTGGTCCAGGCCGATTTCATCGAGCCGTCCCACGTTCCGGTGTAGGAGCGCAGGATTGGGTCGTAGTTGCTCGGCACCATCCAGCGCCGCGCCTTGCACTTAACGGTCACCGCTGGGATGTTGGTGAACTGCTCGGCATCGAATTCGATGTAGAGCAGCGCGGTATTGGGATAACGCAGCTTGGCGTCGATGACTTCGGTGTAACCAGCCACCAGCATGGTGTCGGCGATCTTGTTGCTGTTCTGGTTCGGCGTCAGGCGGCGCACGCGGATCTGCCAGCCAGTGGTGGCGTCCGGCAGATCGATGCGGCGCGAGCGCTCGTAGCGCGTGGTGGTCTTGCCGTCAACTGCATCCAACAGCACTTGCTGATAGGCGCCGCCGTCGGTGGCCACGTCGATTGCGTATTCGATGCGGTAGCCACCGACATTGCCTTCGTCGTCAGCGCGCTGCAGGGCTGGCCATGCCAGACGCACGCGCACAGCCGAAAGCTGGGTGTTGGTGATGGAGCGCACCCACGCCGCATCGCTGCGCAGTTCGACATTCAGTGAAGTCTCGTTCTCCACGGAAGGGATGCCGGGGATGTACGTCTGGTTCACTGAGCCAGGGCGCCAGTCCCACTTCACACCGGGGAAGTTGTAGTTGCCGCTGGCATCGCGGATCGGCGTGTTGTCCAGGCAGATGTCGTATTCGGTCGGCACCGCGTCGAACTCGCCCTCGCCCACGGCGATGAGCAGCTTTGCCAAGTTGGTCGAGCGCAGGCTGTCGCTGGCTTCGACTGGCGACTTCGGCTTGCTGCTGCCGCCCTTCTCGCCGTGGATATCGATCTGTGCTGCTGCGCCCATGCTTTCCTCCAGGCATAAAAAAACCGCCTCTTGGGCGGCCTAATGGCATTTCTGTAAAAGTCGTGATGATAGAATTCGCATGCTGAGCCCTCCTACGATGAGGCGCTCGACTCAGTCATCAAGGAAATAAGTGCTGATGAAAAAAGCTCCAATTTGGCTACGAACGATCCTTTCGCTTCCGGTGTACGCAATTTCAGCCGTGTTGTGGATTTTCACTGCATACACAATCATCACCTCTTCGGTAAAAATGCTCTCCAGATATGTAACGCCCCAACAGATTGGTCAGGGATTTGCCGAATTGATTTTCGCTCTAGCGTTTGCCGCAGTTGGTAGCGGATTATGGATGCTTGCCAGGTACATTCGGACCTCAAACTTTAAGAAGCAACCGCGCCCTTCAGCCTCCCCTCAGTCATAAACTTTTTACACTTTGTCCTCAGCCAGGATGGAGGCTGAGATGATCATTCCACCCCACCGGCGCTCTCCGATGCAGATCGGTACCGGGTTGCCGCTGGCCGTGGTGTTCTTGGCGCTGCCGAAGGCGTACGACGGGGAGTTTTCGGGGGAGGCGCTTTGCTTCAGGCCTGAGGCTTGGGGGCTGAGCATTTGAATAACGCCACCGATCGCCATCGACGCGCCGGCCGCATACAAAAACGGCGATGCGGCTGCAAACGGAGTGAATGACAGTACATAGGCTGCGGCGATCATCACTGTGCCGATAATGGTCTGTAACCCCCCGGCACGCTTGCTGCCACCAATCACTGGAACAATGCGGATTTCTCGTGTGCCGCCAAGATCGAATCCGTCCATTCCGATGTTTGCGCGATTCCGGAAGATCGCAAACTTCAGTCCAAGGCGCTCCAATCGTTTAATTTCCTCAGCGAAACCATCAACGGTCGCATTGAGCGCACGGAACACCTCCACGGCCGATCCGCCGTCGAGAAGGAATGCCTTGCTTCGAAAAAACTTCTTCGCAAGCGAGCCGGACAACATGACTTTCGTCATTGGCGTGTAGGTAATTGCTGAGCACATGCCATTCTCCAAGCAATAAAAAACCGCCCGGAGGCGGTCTGTTCAGAGAGTCGTGGGCAGTATGTCGATCTGCCCATCGCCCCCGGTGAAAACTCGGTATTTCTTGACCGCGCCGTCTTTCACGATCGCTTCCCGCTCCACTCGGGCTGCACCCATGGAGCAGATGCCAGAGCCGGTGTAAGCGGCGCCAACTGAAACCGAATCAGGCGGCAGATAGAAAGATGCCTTCTGACCCGGGTCGAGCTTGGCGGCTTGTTTGCCATCGATAAAAACGGCCATTGAACAAAGGCTTCCGGTCTGCCCAGAGTCCTGGATCACTTGCAGTGTCCCATATGCCCCTGATGGCTTGGCCTGGTAGGCCGACAGCTGGCTGGCCGGCGCCTGCTTGGCTTCATTGGAAGGCGTCGGCGAAGTCGCACACCCCGCCAAAAGCGCTAACGCCAGCGCTCCTATCAAAATCCGCATATTTACTCCTTGTGGTCACGCACGCTGAAGGTGAAGAAATAGAACGAGATTTTTTCATCCTCACTATCCCTCAGCTCGTACCGAATTCTATCGAGGCCGTCGTCGATGCGAGTCACGACGAGGTCCATGAATTGGGTTAGCCCGCCACCGAAGCCGCATAGCTTCAGTGCGCTCACGTCATGAAAAACAGCCGTCACACCCTCGGTTTCTGGATCATCGGCGGAAGACATGGTCAGCGTGAGGTTGTATTTGAAATCCACCATTTCGAGCCGCATCGAAGCTACGCAGTTGTTCTCGAAAAAGAGCTCATTGAGGCGAGACAGCTCCATTTACGCCCCCGATGACAAAACGGGCGCTGCACCCAGCACCGCCAGCGCTCCTACGATCAATTTCATGCAGGTCACTCCTGTGGAAATGCTGGCAATGTAACACCCGCTGGAAGCGTGCAAAAATTTGTGCACCGAAAGGGTCAGGGTGCTGCTGTCTGTGCGTGAGGGCTCGCAGGAACCGACTCCATATAGGCTTTTATGCAGATCAGCTTCGCCGACTTCATAAAGCCCTTAAGATCGTTCTGCCTTTCTTCAGTAGTGTCTCGTACGGGGTAGGTAAGCACCATTCGTGACAAACTTTCCCGCATGCTTTTTCTCGCCGCTGATGGCACTTCATATTGGTCTCGATCAAAATAAGGCGGCTCATTTGCCTGCCTGCCGAGCATTAACGCGCCAGCGTCGAGGGCTAGTTGCGAACAATGGTCTATTTCGCCACGACTAAAAACTATCTTCCCACCGTCATCAGTCCAAGCCATTGCAGATGGGGAGCCGAGCAAAACAGCGCATGCAAGTGCAGTAGTTAGAAGCTTGTCGATCATTGCGATCCATCGTCTGAAAAAAATAAGATTATCATTTGACGGTCTTTGCCTCCACCACGGAAAACTCTCCAACATTATGTGCTTAATCCTGCCCCTCTGTGCCTGAGAATCAGGCGTGTCCGGTCGAGCCACGGCCCACCGAAAACGATAACTTCTGACGGTCTGCTGTACAGGTGGTGCAACAGGAAAGGCCCGGGGCCGAACGTCGCGGCATCTTCTCCGGGCAATGTCGGATCCGCACCTAAAAAGATTCCGGCGTGGTTCGGGTACACCGTGCGCCCCACTTCCATCACGATCATGTCGCCGCGCTGTGGCTGGTCAACTCGGTAGAAGCCGGCCGCCTCGTAGTTAGCTTCGTACAGGCTGGTGTTGTCCTTGCTCTCCCACCACCCATCGGCGCGTTTGAAAGCTTCGAACTCCAGCCCCCACTCGCGCTTGTACCAATCGGCGCAGACCTGCCAGCAGTCCCAAGCGCCGTGCACGAATGGCCGTTTCAACAGCGGAGTTAGCGGTTCCGGCAGCACTTCCCTGAAGTCTCCTTCGGGCCAACTGAGAATCCACCATGGCAAAGCCGTAGCGCAGCACATGGCAAGGTCTGCCGGAGAGGGTCGGCTCGTCGCGTCTGGGTGGCTGTGAAATACCCCAAGGACTTCCCCAATATCCTCAGCCGCTGCGTACTCCTCCGGTGGAATACTGAACTGCTCAGACCTGTCCTTGGCCGCGTTCGTGCACCTGATGTATCTCCGCGACCTGCCGTCACGAACCACAAGCCCGCACGCCTCATTCGGATACGTTTCTGCAGCGTGATCGGTAAATGCCTTTAGGAGGTTCTTCTGCATTTTTATGAGCCCAATAAAAAGGGCACCTAAGCGCCCTTTGTTATGCTGTTTTTTTGGTGTAGCGCCTGACGGATTTTGTCACCGCATCCTCGTCTGACCATCCGATAGCTTTCCGCTCGCAGATAACATGCAGCGGAATTCCTGTTTGCTCTGCCCACCTACTGGCGCACATTTCGGTATCACCAAGACGCAGTGTTAGGTTCGTCCTTTTGTTTCTGTTCTGTGTTTGCGTTGTTGCCCAAACACAATTGCCCGGCGAATACCCCATGCTTCCATCAACACGCTCAATGGTGTGCCCTTTTGGCCGCGGGCCCATGTCACTAACGAATACAGCGAAATCTTTCCACTCATCGCATACGCGTATGCCGCGAGCCCCGTAGTTTGGAAAATCTTTGCATTTTTCGTTCTCGCATCGATCGCGCATATTGGCCCAGGTCTGATAAAGCTCATGACCAAACAGCCCATGCGTCGTAGCAAGTTCTTTCTTTAGGCAGCCGCATGAAAGTGTGGCCCCTCTGGTTAAAGCATCCGCGCCAACAACCTTGACGGTTCCGCATTCACAGCGGCACACCCAGTGCGCTTTGCGCCCTACGGATGGCGACTCTTCAGTCACAATCAAGCGGCCGAACAACCTGCCGAGCAGGTCTGTCTTTTTGCCTTTCATTTCACACCCCTACAGTATGAAGCCCTAACTAATAGAGTGCGGCAGGCCGGTTAGGGGCCGGCTTTTCGGGGATCAACCTAGCCGCACAGGCCTATTCTATCAGCTCCTTGCGATCAAACTCACAGCGGGAAATCCGCCGAACGGCAACGGATTTCCCTCGCCGAAACGAGGAATGCAACCCTTGCCAAGCGTGGCATCGCACTCGTCCAGTTCGGGGTTGTCGGTGATCACGCCATCCTTCGTGACGTATGGCCCGGTGTAACCGCAGTTCGGGCCGCGATAGCCGCCAGTGAGGCACCAGTGGCACAGGGTCGTGGCCTGCCTGCCAATCGACTCATTGCCGACGTCGCCCGGGCTGGCAAGCTCCCAGCTGACAGTCTCCCCGTCTTCGTTCGTTTTCTGGTCGATGTACCAGACCTCGATCGTCTCTTGGGTTGGGTCGGCCGTCGGGTTGCCGACCGGGAAGTTGGCAGCATCGAGGTAAGTGCCGAGCGTGTGGCACATCGTCAGTTTGAACTCGAGCAGATCTTCGAAGGCCAGACAGAGCGCGGTGATGCGTCCGTTGACGTTGCCCACCGACAGCGTCGGTCGTACCGCCGTGCCGTCGCCGTTCGCCTCGATGCCGTCGATCTGCATCGGCCAGGCGCTGTACTCGTTGCCCTGCCAGTAGATCGCCTTCGCCGGCAGTTGGTCGGCATCGTCGCCGGCGGCAATCAACTCGGCCGGCGTGTGCGGTATTGCGTGCCCGTGGAAGCGCAGTACATCCGCGCCGTAATCCGTGCCGTCCAATTCAAAGAGCAGCACTTCGCTGCCAGGCTCTAGCACCTGGATGTCACTGATCAGCGGCATGATTACCCCTTATGGTTGGAATGCCCGCTCGAACGTGGCGGTGAGTTTGAAGACCTCGCCGCCCATTGGTGTGGGAGCGGGATTTTTGCAGGTGAACAGACCGAGTTCACCGAGTGGCGTTGTCCAGAGAAACGCTTTCGCCCCGGCATGCCGGTCGAGGAACGCCATGATCTGCTGCACCTTGGCCTTCCGGCCGGTATAGATGATCGGATAGGAGTCCTCTTTGTTGTTCGGGCCGTCGCCGACGTTCTGCGCATAGCCGTTGCCGAACTTCGAGGTGCGCACCCGATAATTGATATCGGGTGTTTCCCCGCGCTGGGTTGGCCAGGTGAATTTCTCGATGGCCATCAGGCCCTCCCATTTGCATTTCGGAAGCTGGTACCGCCCGCGCGCCAAGAGTCAGCAACGGCTTTCTCGGCCACGGCCTGCATTTGCGACTGTAGGTTTTTGGAAAGCGCTTGTTGGTCGATCTGCATGCCTTCAGAGCTGCGATCCTCGGTCACCACCGTGACCGGCGCGCTGATGCTGATTGCAGTCCCGGAACCACCTCCAGCCGCGAGAACGCCCAGCTTGCCGCTGGAAGTTCGGGTCAACGGCATGATCGCCTCCGGCCCCGCCTCACCCATGACTCCCGCCCGGCCGCCGGCCATGCCGAACGCGGTCGGCGCGCTGACGATGCTGTTGGTGAAGGCGCCGCCGTTGGCGAACATCTGCACACCCGACGACCAGGCACCGCCGAGCGCCTGCGGGAAGTAGGTGCTGGAGTAACCTGCCGAGGACGCGCCGAGATTCGACGACGTTGCACCTGCTGAGCCAGCCGCCAGCCCATTACCGCCACCACCGCCAGTGAAGTAGCTGGTGGCAGCGCCGACGAGACTGCTCAGCAACGCCGAGCTGGCCTGACGGGTAGCGATACGCGCCATATCTGCGAGAATCGACTTGGTGAAGTCAGCAAACGACAGCTTGCCGGTCATGGCGAAGTTGACGATCGCGTCCTCCATCGAACTGAAAGCGTTACCGAACAAGGTTTTCGTCTGTCCGGCAATGTTGCTCGCCGAGTCCAGATAGTTGGCCCAGGCCGATGTCGCGCCCTTGGTCCAATCACCCTGTGCAGCCTCCACGTCCGCGTAGTTCTGGCGGATTTGGTCGGTGGCAGCTTTGTTCGCATCGGCGAGAGCCTGCGACTTCCGGGCGAACTCATCCTCCGACATGTTCCGCGACGGATCGGATTTCTGGTTTGCCAGTTCCAGCGACTGCTGAGCAAACCGATCCTGCTGGCTGTTCAGCTCACTGTTGAGCGCGTTCTGGCGATCACCCTGCCCGACGCCAAGAACCGCGCGCTGCCCTGCCAGTTCCAGAGCTCGCTGCTGCTGAGCCAAGGCCTGAACGTAGGTCGCTATGGCGCGCTCTTGTCGAGCGAGGCGGCCAGTTTCGTTTGTGGCCAGAACCTCGAGCTGGCTGTCCGCATCCTTCTGCGCTTTGACCATTCCCGCGCGGGCGTCGGCGATCTTCTGGTCCAGTTGGATGCTTTGCGCGGCAGAGGTGGTCTTTTTCGACTTCGCGGCTTCTAGCGCGGATATCTCAGCCTCGTAGGCTGTGGTCACTTCGTCTCGCTCGTTGCCGATCAGCGCTTCGCGTTTCAGGGCATAGTCGGCTTGAGAAACGAGTCCGGCCTTCTGCGCGGCGTCCAGTTTCTTCTGGGCGTTTTTGTACTCCTCACTGATGGCTGCCAAGTTGTTCTTAGCACTGTTGAAGCCGGTCAGATCGACCTGAGTACCTGCCGTTTTCGCGTCTTTGAACTGGTCGTTGATGTTCGCTAGGTTCTTGTCGATCGCCGCCTGATTCAGCCGCGGGTCATTGGGTGCGACCTTGCGGATGTCTTCGAGCTGCCGCTTGTATTCCTTGATCGCGTCGGTACGTTTTTGCTCATTCGTCCACGCTGACTTGGTGAGTGCGTCTACCTTCGCCATTGAAGAGACGGCATCGCCCTGAGCTTTCGCCTGCTCTCCTTGCCATTTGGCTATATCGGCTTCGGCAGCCTTCTGATCCTCCAGCATGTTGAGACGATTCTGGTAGAGATCGATCATCTCCTGTTTATTCTGGAACAGGCCGACATTGCCAGCCTGTGCGCCGGCCAAGTCGCGTTGAGCCTGCTCGATATCGGCGCCGATATCGCTACGCCCGATATTCTTCAGTCCATCAGCAGCCCGAGCAACGGCGTTGTAGCCCTTCTCCCAGAAACTCAGGTTCTCGAGGATTCTCGGCGTGCGCTCGTTGATTGCATCAGCGAACGATTCGGTGGCCAGCTTCACGGCGCCGGCATGGTCGCCCTGCTTCTCCAGCGCGGTGATTTGCGAGTAAACCGACGCAGTAAGGTAGTGATACTGCTCGTTCAGCGCGGCAGATGCCTTGACTGGGTCGTCGGCGAGCTTGGCGAACTCGGCGACAGTCTCGCTCACGGCCTTGCCGGTCGCTTCCTGCATCGAGACCGCGGCTTGAGTGATGCCCGTAAAGCTCTCGCCAGCAATCTTTCCATTGCCGGCCAGCAGCGCAAGTACCTCAGCGGCTTGGCCGGTGGTGCCAACTGTGGCGCTAACCTGGCGCGCCATGTCGCCAAGCTGGCCAGCGCTGACGCCAGCATAGTTACCCGTCAGGATCAGCGATTTGTTGTAGCTGTCCTGCTCCTCGCTGCCTTTGTAGTAAGAGTACGCGAGCACCCCAACGGCGGCAGCCGCTAAAGCCAGCGGACCAAGCATGGTCAGCAATCTCGCAGCAGATATTTCAGCGCCGGCTCCAAGCTGGGTGACCGCACGGACACCACTCCCCCAATCACCCGAGGAAAGCGCATTACCCAACTGAACGACGTTTTCCTGTGCCTGGCGCGTGCCGAGGCGCAGCTTGTCGAAGCCTGTGGTGGTTTTGTTGAGCTTGTCGTAGTCCTTGTCGATCTTGCTCAGAGCAGTGTTGTACTGGTCCTGGCTGATCCGGCCTGCATCCAGATGCTTGCCCAATTGCTCGACCTGCGTATCCAGCTTCGCCAGCGCGGAGCGGGCGGGGTCGATGGCGCCCAGCAGGCTATTCAGCGCCTTCTGTTCATCCATGGCCGACTTGGCCAGCGCTAACTGCTGCTTGTCGAGCTGCGCCGAGATCTTTGCGGCCTCAGCTTCGCCATAAGCTCCGGTCTTGGTCAACTTCGCCAACGCATCGCGCTGTCGGGCAAGGTCCTGCGTGGTCTTGGCGCTGGTAGAAAGCGATTTCTCCAGCGCCTGCATTTCGTTCATCAGCGAAACAGCGGACTGCTCGGCCCGGCCGCCGGCCTTCGCCATTTCATCCAGGCTCGTTTTGGCCTCGATTGCATCGGCCGAGTCGATCTTGACGCCGAGTTCTGCAATGTTCATCGACTCACC